CTGTGTAATTCCGGGCGGTCTTTGACAAAACTGGAAAGGTTAGCGGACTACTGGCATCAATCGGATACCGTGAAAGCTGAAACTCTTCAGACATAGGGAAGTTCGACACCATCGTCTCTGTGTTGCTCATCGTTATCACACGCTCCTCAGTCCCCCCCATTCGTGGAGTGCTGAGTTGTGGATCTTGAGCTCCAATCAACTTATTGTGTTTAACCCTTTGTCCTACAACTTTGTAGTCCCCCCCTCCGAACAAGCTCCGAATCCAAGCCTCGGCCTTGCCACCTAACCATCCACCGACACTCCGACCTATGCCTTCACCTGATATTGTGTAATCACCACGTCCTTGGATCACACGTTGTTTCGGGTACTTAGCGGCATAAATGGGGTCAGCTTTCAGGAAATTAGCCTGTTGCACCAATTTTCGGTTTCGCTCGACTTTTCGCGCAGCTCGCACAGCCTTCTTCTCTTCAGCTGGCATATCCTTGAACTTCTTTCTGGTAGGCTTTGGTGGTCCGTCTCCTTTGTGTGAACCAGCACCGCAATCCCCGACCGTTTTCTTACCATCTCGATGTTGTATATACTCATGGACACCTAATTGCATGTCCATCAGAAATTCACAATCACGGTAATCGACGTGGGGATATGTCTGGCGCATACCATAACCATACCACCTGTGGTCACAGGTGTCACAGGGTTCCTCTGGAAAATAAAGCTGCTTGCAACACCTCCAAAGAAGCCCAATAACGTGGTGGTCACACGCAGGCCTCTGTTCTGTAAGTATTGCATCCTGAATATTATGATCTACTTCAGGTGATTTGATGGCACGATACGTACCATAATGTCCCAAGCTTAGCCATGTGACATATATTGACCGTCGGGTCCGACGATCAAATGCGGATGAAGTTTGCAACCGTAGGTACAACCACAGTCGCCGTAATATTTGTGCTATGGGGAAGCACTGGTTGATGACTTTCACCGTCGATCCAACCTTGAGCAGCTTAAGGATTTCATCAGGCTGCGTATCAGTTGCCACATCGTGGCAAGACCGCTCACACCTAATCACCCTAGGGCTCAACTCGCTAGGCTCACTTCTTCTCTGGTCGTGACGTTCTGTCACATGCCGCCTAAAACACCCAGAGTCCCTTGCACCCTCAGCAAACACAATGGAAGTTGAAGCGCCACCCTCAACCACAATCTCCTGTACCACTGGGTCGTCCAGCCGGCACAGAAGCATTGAATCCACATCAGGCACACTTGTATTCTTAATTGTATCAGTCATGTCTTGCAATTGATCCAATTTAAAATACGCAACACCGCTAAATTTTAGGTATTACCAGGGGGTTCAAACCATACGTCTAGCCACAAGCGTTACGGAAGCACCGTAGTTCTCTTGAATGGCTTACTCCTAAGGCAGGGGGTATTCTCAATTGACACTCACAGTTTCCTGTGGAGGGCGAGGCGCCCACGAAAGTTGGTCAACCAAGAGGTTTTGGAGCAATCCCCATTACTCCAAGTGCTGACAACCACAACGTGGTAACACGAATTACGCGTTGTCTGGCACTAGTCTCTTACGATTCAACAGGTGGGGTGGGTCCACAAGTTGACGGTCTCCGCTAACCGGAAAA